GCATGACTGGCTTGTCTCAAACAGAAGGTTATCGTCAAGCGTTGCCAACTAAGATCATGGAATACATTGGTCAAAACATTGGCGAAGGCGCACAGTCAATAGCACAAAAATTTGGCGTTCCTGTTGCTGACGTTGAAAACGCTATCAATGCTAGTTTGATGGCGGGTGGCGCGGTTGCGCCAAAAATAGGTAGAGGATTTAAATCTGCGGCTGCTGAACTTGATTTGCAAAAACAATTTCAAGCCAAGGGTGGTTTGCAAAGTGCTGGTGCTGCTGCGACAACTGATCAAGCGGCTGTTAATGCAATGCTTGCTAAAGCTAGTCCTGAATTGCAAAACGAAATAAAGTCCACACCTGTTAATCAGATTAATATGCCAGCCCTTGAGCGTCATGTTGAGGCTGATACGTTGCCTGTGCCTGTGCGTTTAACCCGTGGTCAAGCTACTCAAGATATAAATTTGCTTTCTGACGAAATGAACATGAGGGGCAAAAACCCTGACTTGGCTAATCGTTTTAATGAGCAAAACGGCAAATTGATTGAAAACATGAACGCCATTAGGGACAAAGCCGCCCCTGATGTTTATGGCACAAATCATATTGAAAATGCAGAGACTGTTATTAATGCTTACAAAGCTCTTGATGACACAAGGACTGCTGACATTTCTGCTAAATACAAAGCGCTAAAAGATGCCGCTGGCGGTGACTTTCCTATTGATGGAAAACAATTTGCCATTAACGCTGAAAAAATGTTGGGAAAAGACCTTAAAACAGATTTTCTGCCGCCCGCTATTGCCAAACAATTAGAACGCTACAAAAGTGGCGAAACAATGACGTTTGAAAATTTTGAGGCCATGAGAACTAATCTGGCGGCAGAAATGCGTAAAGCAGAACGTTCAGGCGATGGTAACGCTAAATCCGCCTCTAGTATTGTTCGAACAGCATTGGAAGAATTGCCTTTGTCTGGTGAAGCTGAAGCCCTCAAGCCTTTAGCAAACGAAGCTAGAAGCGCGGCTAAAGCTAGGTTTGATATGTTGAAAAAAGACCCTGCTTATGAAGCCGCGGTCAATGATGCAGTACCTGATAAATTTATTAATAAATATATTATCAATGGCAACAAACGTGATTTGGAAGCGTTGACTGCACAGCTTGGCAAAGGTTCTGAAGGCCATCAAGCCGTGTCAGCGGCTGTGGTTAACTATCTTAAAGACAAAGCTGGTGTCATAAATGATAATGGCAACTTTAGCCAAGCAGGGTATAACAAAGCGCTTAAACAACTTGATCCAAGATTGTTAGAGTTAGTTGACGGTGAGACTGCTCAACAACTTAGGGCTTTAGGTAATGTGGCTAGATACACACAAGCACAGCCTCGTGGAAGCTACGTCAACCAATCCAATACATTTGTGGCGGGTGCAAAAGAGATGGCTAAAGGTGGGCTAGAAAAAGCGGCAAACGTGGCTGGTTTTGGTGGTGTTATTCCTTTGGGGACAATGACCCGTGAAGCCTTGGCAAATAGAGCCGCGGCAAAGCAAACCAAAGAATCTTTAAAGCCTGGCGCTGGCACTAAACTTTCAGACTTAGGAAAATAACATGGCAGTTAATCTTGCACCCATTGGTAACGGTTTCCAATTCTTTACCAGCACAGGCATTCCCCTTAATGGTGGATATATCTACACCTACCAAGCTGGGTCTAGCACTCCTCTTGCCACTTACACAACGGCTGCTGGCACAATTGCCAACACCAACCCAATCCAATTAGGAACTGATGGTCGCCCCCCACAGGAGATTTGGCTGACTGAAGGTTACTCATACAAGTTCATCTTGACAGACTCAGCCGCTGTCCAGATTGCTACTTACGACAACCTGTATGGCATTTTGGGAACAGCCGCAAGCACCAACCCAATTCCCTCTGGTGGCATCATCATGTGGTCTGGCTCTATTGGTTCTATCCCTGTTGGATATTACCTGTGTAACGGCTCTAACGGCACACCAGACTTGCGTGACCGCTTTGTGGTGGGTTCTGGTAGTACCTATGCTGTGGGTAATACTGGAGGCTTTACGTCAAACGTAGCGGGTTCTGGCGGTACTAATCTGCCCTTGTACTATTCATTAGCATTCATTCAGAAAGCATGATATGACTGAAATTGACTTGGTTGAATATGGCGTTCTTCGACAAAAGGTCGAATCTATGGAAGCCAAGATCAATAAAATGGAAACTCAGCTTGAAACCCTTATTGAACTGGCAAACAAAGGCCGCGGTGGTTTTTGGATGGGTATGGTTTTTGTGTCTGCTCTATCAACAATTTTGGGATACTTTAGCCATCAATGGTCAAAGTAAATGAATGCGTTGGCTTGTTGCATTTGCTTTAATACTTGCGCTTCAGACTGCTGGCAAAGATTTATGCAGCGTCCGTGAGTTTTATTCAATTGCTTGGTCAATACACAACCCTACTGAACGATATGAAAAGATGGCTGAGTGGCTTACAAAACATCAGAACTTATGCAAAAGTACCGACTTTGTCGTAATCTGGAACAATTTAAGTGAATGGGGTGGAACGTCAGACAGTCATGCGTTAAGAGGACTGGTTATATCTGGCTACAAAGAGGCTCTTGAGCGAGAAAAAAAATGATACAAATGCACAAATGGTATCCGTTTGTGTATCCCAAAGAATACGATGTCAGGGCTATTGCTGTTGAAAAACGTGCCGAAAGATTGGAATTTGAACAACGACAGGCAGAAAAAGCGCAGAAAGTTCGTGATGTAGTTGAAGCGTATGACCTTGAGTTATACAACAAACGGGCAGAACAACATTCTGTTGAACTTGAAATGTTCAAAGACAGAAAGCAATTTGATAAATTTGCATAGGAGTGAAGATGGAAGACATTAAAAGCAGATTGACTTATTCAGTTACTTTGATGGTTAGTGCCACTCTTTGTATATCTATTCTTGCTATGGTCACAGCGTTTATGCTTGGCCTCTGGGCAAAACAAGTTGATAACCATGAAATCTTTAAACTGATTAGCCCTGCTTTTCAGACGATTGTTGGTGGATTCATCGGACTGTTGGCGGGTGTAAAACTTTCGCACGATGAACATAAATGTAAACATTGCGGAGAATAAATATGTTTGAAATGTTATCTGGTGGTTTGTTAGGTTCTATCTTTGGTGGCGTGTTTCGCCTTGCCCCTGAAGTATTAAAGTGGCTTGATAAAAAGAATGAGCGTGAGCATGAACTTGCCATGTTCAAGAATCAATGCGAACTAGAGCAAATGCGCGGTCAACAGAAGTTGGCTGAGATTGGCGCACAGCGTGAGGCCGCAGTAGATGTGGGCGTGATGGATGCGTTTAACAGCGCTATTCAACAGCAAGCTGAGATGGTTAAAGCAGCGGGTGGATGGGTAGCCAGTATGTCGGCCTCTGTGCGCCCTGTGGTCACATATTGGGTCTTGTTAATTTACACATTTATCCATGTGTGGTTTTCTTACAACGCATGGTGTATGGGTTCGCCCCCAACCGAAGTGTTTAAAACAATGATGACACCAGACTTTTCTGCGCTGTTGTCAGGAACAATCAATTACTGGTTTCTTGACCGTACTTTAGCCAAGCGTGGTTTATGAACTTAGAACTGGCAGCAACCCTCTGTCGCCAGTTTGAGGGGTTTAGGTCTAAGCCTTACCTATGCCCCGCTGGTATTCCTACCATTGGATATGGGTCAACTTACTATTCTGACGGGCGCAAAGTGACCTTGGGAGATGATCCTATGGACGAGTTTAACGCAAGAGCATTGCTCATGGCTGAACTCCAACACACTTATTTGCCTGGCGTTCTTCGGAACTGTCCCATCCTTGCATCTGATGAAAAGAAGTGCAATGCCATCGTAGATTTTTGCTACAACCTTGGTGTTGGCAGACTGCAAACATCCACTTTAAAGCGCAAAATAAATGCTCAAGATTGGGATGGTGCTAAAGAACAATTGATGTTGTGGACTAAAGGCGGTGGTAAAGTACTGCCAGGTCTTTTAAAACGCAGACAAGCTGAATGCGCTTTGTTAAATTAAATTGTCATAAATAATGTTTAAGGTGTTGAAATGTCTAATATTCCAACATCTGATGATGCTGAGTTTTTTGCACAATCTGTGCAGAAATGGCAAAAGATTCTTAATCTAGCAGATTGGAGAATTGAAAAGGGCATGAAACCAGCAAAGGCTGCAATGGCCTCTGTTGAGTTCAATGACAATGCTAGGCTTGCCACTTACAGACTTGGTGATTTTGGTGCGGAAAAAATCACAAAAGAGTCATTAGACAAAACCGCACTTCATGAGTTACTTCATGTACTCCTACATGACTTAATGGTAACTGCCACAGACCCTAAATCCTCAGACGAGGACATTGAGATGCAAGAGCATAGGGTCATCAATTTGCTAGAAAACTTACTGAGTAAGGATTGCAATGGGATCGAGTAATCACAATGAAAAATGCACAGATGAGGAATTTATTGCCCTATGGCAAAAACACCAATCTGTTACAAAAGTAGCAAAGATTCTTCAGGTTTCAGAAAGGTCTGTAAATTACCGCAGACGCAACATGGAAAAGTTCCATGAAACCAAGTTGCCAGCGTCAGATTTCAGAGGCGGTATTTATGATGCTAAACAGAAATCGCATTCGCCCTTGAAACAAATCAATCTTGGCATAGAGAACGGCTCAGTCATCGTGTTCTCTGATGCTCACTTTATACCTGGTCAGCGTTCTACAGCCTTTAAAGGGCTTTTATGGGCTATTGAGGAGTTCAAACCCAAGGCTGTGATATGTAACGGGGATGCGTTTGACGGTGCGTCTATAAGCCGCCATGATGTGACTGAAATGCCTCAAACTTCTGTTATTCAAGAGTTAAAAGCTACGCAAGCTGCGTTGGATGAAATTGAGGAAGCCGCCAAAGCCGTAAGGCACAATGTAAAGCTAATCTTTACATGGGGCAACCATGACATTCGATTTGGCAATCGTTTAGCACAACACGCACCACAATTTAAAGAAGTTCTAGGCTTTAAGTTGACGGACCATATTACCAATTGGGACTTTTGTTGGGCAGTATGGCCTACTGATAAGGTCATTATTAAGCACCGATACAAGGGCGGTATTCATGCAGCACACAACAACACTGTTAACGCTGGCGTATCTATTGTTACTGGTCATCTTCACTCTCTAAAAGTCACGCCATTTAGTGATTACAACGGCAATCGGTTTGGCGTTGATACGGGAACACTTGCCGAACCAGATGGCCCACAGTTCACCTACTCTGAACTTAATCCCTCTAACCACAGGTCAGGCTTTGCAGTTCTGACCTTTTTTAATGGTCGATTGCTTTGGCCTGAGTTAGTCCATAAGTTTGGAGAAAACTTAATTGAGTTCAGGGGTGAGGTTGTTGATGTGAGCGCACTATGAGTTCATGGCTTATCATTCTCACAGGGGCGATTTACGCCTATATTGCTGGTGAACAGCTTATAAAAGAAAACCCCTACATGGCTATCGTGTACGCTGGGTACAGCTTTAGCAATGTGGGGTTATATCTGTTGGCAAAGTAATTAAGCGTTATCGTCAAGGCCAGCTAAAACTACTTCTTCATCCTCTGTATCTTCTTCTTCAAAAATCTCAGAGTCGTAATCATCTTCAGAGTCATCGAGCCAGCCGTTTTGTTCTTGGTATTCAACAAATGCCTGAATGATTTTGATTTTATCAAAGTCATAGGTTTCAATTGTAATTTTCTCATTGCCAGTCCATCCGAATTCCATTTCAAATTTCATGATTTTCTCCTTGAGCAACCGATTGTTGCAATTAAATCCTAAGTGGGATTTATGTCAGCTAGGTGTCTTTCTACCTGTGTTTTTAGCTATCCAACAGGCTTGACAAATCCACTTATGCCCCATGTCAATCCCGCCCTCTGGCGGTTTACTTTTATCGCAAGAATTACAACATTTGTATTTATGTACAGGGCTGTGAATCCCAAATTTCACTTCGTGCATTCCCATTCTCTTTCGCTTCTTCCTGAGTTTGATTTAACTGTGTTGCCTGTAAGCTGAATAAGCCCAAGCACTTTCATTTCGTTCAAGCGCCTGGCGACTTGGTTGCTGTCTAAGTTTGTAAATGCAGCAATCCCATCCTTGCCCAATGCGCCATATCTTTGGAGACAATCCAAAATAAGCTGGTGATGTTGACCAACAACTTCCTTGATGGAGTCTGCCGCCTGAAACGAGGTCAAGGGATCGTTTGTGCGAACTCTTGGAAATTCTGGTGTGCCAAAAATCTTTTTAAATGCGTCTAAATATTCCATGTTATTTCCTAAAGTGGTGGGGGTACTAACTGCTCTTTCGCTAGCTTTCGGAAAAAACTTTGCACAGCTTTCCCCCCGTTAATCAAAATGGCAAGTCCTCATCGTCCTTGGGTAAGCCTTTAAATTCTTCCTTGGGCTTTGGTGTGTTTAGATAAGCCCAACCGTTCCAACCGCCCGCATCTGTCAAAGGCAAAGTGTCTAGCTTCAACATTGGGCCGTTCTTGGTCTCAATGACTGAGCCAATGGTTTGATAGCGGGTTTTCTCTTGACCGTCTTTGGTGTATTTACCAACGTTTACGGTGACTTCATATATTTTAGACATTCTTGACTTTCATAAGTTTATTGATTTTGTCATCCAGTTCAGCAATAAATTGGACGATCTCAGCTTCCATTAGTTTGATATACATCTCATCCCGAGGGACACGTTTAACAAACAATTGAAGTTCCTCTGGCAGACGATTGTCAAAAGACACAAAGTCACACCATTCACGACCCGTACACGCAAGCTGAAATTGCATCTGGGTGTAGTATTTTGTCGGCACATTTTCAGACAATAAAGTCTCAATGTGCGTGGCGGTGTTGGGGCATTTAATCTCTATCAGCCCATCATCGCCCACAAGCCCGTCAGGGGATGCACCAGCCATTTTAATTGTTGGGTGAGGTACAAACCCCACTTCATCAACCAAAACGTCTTTAAGCGCCTCGTATGCGGCTCGGGCAAGCGGTTCTGTTTCTGTGCCGTGTTGCATGGCGGCATTGGTGAAACTCTCGCCTTTTTGCCCTGTCAAGCGTTCGCAGACAAGTTGAGCCATGTAATTGTCGCGACTGGCTGAGTAGCCTGATTTAGTCTTGGCGATTACGTCAGCCACACGGGATGCCGTGACCTTGCCTATGCGAATGGCAAACCATTCGTCTGTGCCTTGTTCCATTAGTTCAATCATCATGTTTCCTATTTGTCGTTTGCGCCACATTACAGTTTCGCTTTTGCTATGTCTTTTGCTTGGATGACTTTCATCTGCCAGGCTTTGTCACCATCACAAGCTGCATACGCTACTTTGTAAGCAATCTTGAGTTCGTCTTGCGTGGTGGCGTTCTCGATGGATTTAAACAAGTCAACCATCGTTTCTGGGTCAATCGTTGACTCAGGTTCAGCACCGTTTGGTAAGTCTTCGCCAGCGTAGATGTACAGGCCAAGACCATGTAAGCTAAGTGCTTTGGTCATGCAACGCATGATTGATGTGTTGACCTGAAAAGCATCAGGACTCTGAATAGCCTTATTGCGGTGATCCATCACGGGTAGCTGGCAAGTCATTGGCTTGTCAAACATGGTGACTGTGACCCAGACCATTGCTGTGCCGTTAATGTCCATGTAGCACTTGTCGCCAAACATTTCTACCTTGAACGTGGCTTTAGGGTCGGCCTTGAGTGCTTCAGCCCATCCCCAAGCCCATGACAAGTAAGTCAGGTTGGCTTTCTTTTCGGTGTGGTCGTTGACGTTGAG